CGCCGCGCTATTCGTGTAAGCCTGTTAACAATGGTCCATCATCGTTCCCTTGTCAAGTGGCTTCTTTCGCCCAGGAGGGGAAATCTATTCGGAGTATTGGGCGAGACATTTATAGCCTATCAACCCTACTCCACCACTTATGGGAACAACGATGTATAAGAGCGCTGGTTAGCTGTCCGCCAACCGTGTAGCTAACTTAGCAAGCCATTCTTGCCTTGTCAACCCCCTCTTTTCTTGCCCGGAGGCTCGGAGAGGAAACCGAGGGGAAGGCTGGCTGCCTCCCTTGCCAACCTTTATAGAGATGGATTTGGGGGGATGCAACAAGAAAAATCATACGTTCGTCATTTTCTTTCTCCCCCTCCCCCACCGACACCGTCGTAAGCCCAACCTAAAGACAAGGCTGCGACGGGATATGGAAAGCGCGAGTATCATAGGTGCAGGTGGAACACAAGCCCAATCATGGGAGTGAATGCGGATGGAGGAATAAATGTCTAACAAAGGTGGATGCGAGGGTATATATGGAATGTCTCGCTTGCGTTCAGTAAACACCCCAAACCCAAGGAAAACTCCCGTTTTTGTGTAGAAGAGGGATGTTGAGGGTTAATAACACAACAAAAATACGGGCCTACCTTGGGCTTTCTCGTCCTACGTTTAGGAATGTTTCCCTAGGTTTGGGAATAGTTCCCTATGGGGGGGCAGGGGGGATAAGGGGGGTACGAATGTATTGCATCACCACTCAAAATTTTCTCGGCAAAATTCGGGTAGTAGGCGCGAGAGGTTCCCTCCGTTATACTTTTGTTTTAACGCAAGAAGTAATTGCCGAAGGCGTTCAGGATATAGGAATATTAAATAATGGCAATAGATCCATTTTTCAATCCCATCACTTCGGGATATAATGTTGATAAGATTAATGTTAATTTTGAAAACTTAAAAGTTTCTCTCCAAGATGCATTGAGTAGGACTGGGGAAAGTCCTAACCAAATGGAAACCGACTTGGATATGAATGGTAATAACATTCTTAACATTAAGTCATTCTCTTTGGAAGGAGATTATACACTTGCTAACTATGTAGAATTTGCAAAAGAGTGGGCTGTAAATCCAGAGGACGTCCTTGTATCTGTTGATGCTGGGGGTGACGGGGTAGATGACTACTCAGCCTACCATTATAGTTTGAAAGCTTCTGTAAGTGCTAGTAATGCCCTACAATCTGAAACTAATGCACAAGCTAGTGCAACCAGTGCAGCCACTAGCGCATCAGAAGCTCAAACAATTGTAGATAGTATCAACACAACAAACCTTCTTCGTTCATACAATAATCTGTCTGATTTGGATGATGTTGAACTTGCAAAGTCAAATCTAGGTTTGCCGGATTTTTCAACATTTGTATTGAAGAGTAATAACCTATCTGATTTGACAAGTTTACAACAAGCTAGATTTAATCTAGGGGTAAGCTCTGAGGTACAACAGGTTAGTGTTAATAGTGTTGTTGGTGTGTCCGATAGATCTAAACTAGTTAACGCACAAGCTGCCATCACAATAACCCTCGATAGTTCTACAACCCTTGGCAATGGTTGGTATGTATTTATTAGGGCAGATGTGGGCAATGTTACTGTCAACACAACTGGGGGAGATTTAATTAATGGTCAGGCGTCAGTAGTAGTCCCGCAAGGATCTATAATCTCTATCTGGTGCTCTGGGACAACGTTCTATGCGGATGTTAATAGTATGGGAGTGTCGTCTGCGTTAACTGTTGGTAAAACTGTAGATCAAACAGTTAGTGCAAATGTGGAAACTAAAGTTGTGTTTGATGATGTTAAGTTTGATGCACTATCGGAATGGGATGTTGTTAACAACAGATTCTCCCCGGTTAACTCTGGGTATTACAGATTCTCATTCACTAGCATTGCCAACCTAAACTCATACAAAGCTAATGCCTATCTTAGAGATAGTTCTGGCGTTAAAATCTATTCCGCAAACTCATACATGCCTATTGATAACTGGGAAAGATCCCTCCCGCATTTAAGTGTCGTTCACTACATCAATGCAGGGGATTGGGTTGACATAGCCGTTAAACTCTCAGGCACTCCAACCCGTAATCTACTTGCTAAGTATGAGGGCGTTGATGCAACCTACCTTTCCATTAATAGGGCGTAAAAATGTTTGCACAATTGATTAACCCCAATGCTAATTATTACTCTGTCGTGGACAATGGGACTTGACATGACATATGAAGACTACAAGGTGGATAAGGCAAGGCTGAAAGACAAGATGGGGAGGCCCTTAACACAGGGCCTTTTCCTTGAGATTGGGTATAACACTGACTTTGCTGTCTATTCACTAGAAGATGATGACAGGGAGTACAAGGGAAACCTATACCCCTCCCTAAAGAGGCTCTACCTACAAGCAGAAGACGTAGTGGAGTATGAGTTCGCTCGTAAATATTTGCTTGGCTGGAAGCATTGGCAACGCCTTAACGCTAACAAAGTTTTGTCCAACCACTTTCAAGAATGGCGTGAAGAGTTAGAACTCTCTATGCGTAGTGAGGCGGTTCGTTCCATCATTGACCTAGCAGTTGAGCAAGGCAACTTTAATGCGTCTAAGTGGCTCGCTGATAGGGGTTGGGATAAGCGTGCCCCTGGTCGTCCCTCTAAGGATGAACTCCGTAAGGATAAGGCTATTGCAGACAGAATTAGCAGTGAGTTTTCAGAAGACTTTGAAAGGCTTAAGCTGGTGAAATAATGGACTGGAGAGAAGAGGCAGAATTAAAGCTTCAGCGTATGCCTAAGGAAGCTAAAGAGATTAGAGAGCGTGCGTTAGAGGATTTGTACTTCTTTGCTCGTCTAGTCAATCCTGGGTATATGTATGGAAGAATCCACAAAGAAACTTTTGAGTGGATGCAAGATTATACGTTGTTTGGTAGGGGCCAGTCCCTTACCGACAACAAACTTATTATGTTCCCTCGTGCCCACCTTAAGAGCCACCTAGTAGCCACCTGGGCTGCTTGGATTATCACTAGGCATCCAGAGGTTACAATCTTGTATGTGTCTGCTACGGCAGAGCTTGCAATCACACAGTTGTATGCAATCCAGAATATTCTGGGCTCTAGCGTATATAGGCGCTACTTCCCCGAATACATCCATCCACAGGAAGGTAAGCGTGAGAAGTGGTCTGCACAGAAAATGTCTATCGACCACATTAGGCGTAAGACAGAAGGCATCCGAGACGCCACTGTAGCCACCGCAGGACTCACTACAAACACTACTGGATGGCACGCAGACATCATTATCGCAGACGACTTGGTTGTCCCTGAAAACGCCTACACTGAAGATGGCCGTGAGTCTGTCTCCAAGAAGGCTTCTCAGTTTACATCCATTCGTAATGCTGGCGGCTTCACAATGGCTTGTGGCACTCGCTACCACCCTAAGGACATCTATTACGTTTGGTCTAAACAGATGTATGATGTATATGACTCAGAGGGGGAGCTTGTTGATAGAAAGCCCGTGTGGGACATTAAAGAACATGCTGTGGAGTCTGATGGCATATTCATTTGGCCTAGGACTGTCCGTCAAGACGGAAAGGCATTTGGATTTGATATCCAACAGCTATCCCGCATTAAGGCTGAGTATACAGATAGGACGCAGTTCTACGCTCAGTATTACAACGATCCTAATGACCCCAGCTCTGAGCGAATTTCACGGGATAAGTTCCAATACTACAACCCAAGGTTCCTTAAGAAAGAGGGACACAGGTGGAAGTATAAGGACAAAAATCTAAACGTATACGCTGCTGTGGACTTTGCGTTCTCTCTTAGTAGAGATGCAGACTACTCTTCCATCGTTGTTATCGGCGTTGATCCTCAAGGGAATATCTACATCCTAGATATTGATAGGTTTAAGACCAACAAAGCTATTGAGTATTTTAAAAGGATTGCATCCCTGCACTCAAAGTGGAAGTTTAAAATACTCAGAGCGGAGGTTACAGCGGCACAGGCTGTGATTGTGGACTCCATTAAGGATTACATCCGTTCAGAAGGCTTGAGCCTGCCTGTGGATGAGTATAGGCCGAGTAGGAAGGAGGGTAGTAAGGAAGAGCGTATCATTGCTGCCCTAGAGCCTAAATATGACGCTTACAAGATGTTCCACTTCGAAGGGGGTTTTACCCCTATGTTGGAAGAGGAATTGGTTCAAGCCCGTCCGGCACATGACGACATTAAGGATGCGTTGGCATCTGCTGTGAGCATTGCAATTGCTCCTAAGGAGAGTCGTTCCAAGGATATTGCAGACTTGTTCAGTAGTGTTAGCGTTAAAAGAAACAGATTTGGTGGAGTAACATAATGAACAATAAAGTTGCTGAAATTGGCAAGATTCTATCTCAGGAGGGTCCTGCTAAGTGGATCGTCCACTATTGGGATTTGTTCAATCGTCAGCGCGATTCTAAGATGAGTGAGTGGCGGGAGCTTACAGCTTACCTGTTTGCCACTGACACCACTACAACCTCTAACAATACCCTACCTTGGAAGAACACTACAACGCTTCCTAAGCTTGCTCAAATTAGGGATAACCTCTATTCAAATTACATTAGTGCGTTGTTTCCTAATGACCAGTGGCTCACTTGGAAGGGGTATGACAAGCAGTCTGTAACAAAGGACAAAGCTCAAACAATCCAAACGTATATGGCTAACAAAACCCGAGAGGGTAAGTTTACAACTGAAGTTGGCAAGATGCTTTTGGACTACATTGACTTTGGTAATGCGTTTGCTATGCCAGCATTTGAAACGCGCTATAAGGAAGTTGGTGGAGATTTTGTTAAGAGCTACGTTGGCCCTAAGGCTGTCAGAATTGATCCTAAAGACATTGTGTTTAACCCCTTGGCAACTGAGTTTTCCAAGACGTTTAAGATCATCCGTAGCATTAAAACTATTGGTGAACTGAAGCGTAATGCTGAGACATTGCCGGAGCAAGCGTTTTGGGCTAAGGCCATTGATAGACGCATGAAGGTACAGGCGTCCTTGTCTCGCTTTGGCATTGATGATGTTAATAAGGCTCAGGAGTATTCCGTTGATGGTTTTGGGAACCTGTTTGAATATTACATGAGTGACTATGTTGAGATCTTGGAGTTCTATGGGGACTTCCATAATAACGAAACTGGGGAGCTTTCTACTAACAGAATGATTACCGTCGTAGATCGCTCTGTGGTGGTCCGTGATGAGCCTATCCAGACTTATAGTGGGGAAGCCCCCATCTTCCACGTTGGATGGCGTAAGCGGCCTGGAAACCTCTGGGCAATGGGTCCTCTTGATAACCTTGTTGGCCTCCAATACCGACTTGACCATTTGGAGAACCTAAAGTCAGACGCTATGGATTTGTGCGTACACCCTCCCCTTAAAATCATTGGGGGTGTTGAAGAGTTTGTTTGGGGCCCTGGCGCTGAAATTCTTATTGACGACGGTGGTGATGTACAAGAGGTTGCTAAAAACCTTAATGGTGTAATCACTGCTGCCAGCGAAATCCAAGCTATTGAAGATAGGATGGAGCTTTACGCAGGTGCTCCCCGTGAAGCTATGGGTATTCGTACTCCTGGCGAGAAGACTGCATTTGAGGTTCAGAGCCTCCAGAATGCGGCTGGGCGTATTTTCCAGGAGAAGATTAATAACTTTGAAGTGGAGCTACTGGAACCGCTTCTAAACGCCATGCTGGAGATTTCTCACAGAAACTTTGTTGGCAGTGATATTCTTGCGGTTGTCGATAGGGATTTGGGCGTCACTAAATTCCAATCCATTACCAAGGAAGACATTACAGCCAATGGCGTTCTTCGTCCTATTGGGGCTAGGCACTTTGCACGAAAAGCACAAGAGCTTCAGAACCTATTGGGAATTATGGGAAGCCCTATTGGTCAAATGCTACAACCTCACACCTCATCCATTGGACTCATTGATTATGTCAATGATACGCTCGGATTGGTGGGATATGACATCTTTAAGAAGAACGTAGCTATTGATGAACAAGCTGAAACGCAACGATTGATGCAGCAAGTTCAAGAGGATTTGGCTGTAGAGCAACAAGCTTCTGTTGAAGGGGATGAGTTCTAATGAAAGTTGCAATTACAAAAGGTTTGGATAAGGACGAAGCAAAGGATATGAGGGCGGCGTTTAACGCTGCCCAAATCCTAAGGAAACGCATCATCTCAATCCTAACTGAAAACATCGACGCCAAAAGGCGAGATAGCGTTAACAACGCAGGGTATGAGTCTCCCAATTGGGCGTTAAAACAGGCCGATACAATCGGCTATGAACGCGCTGTAAGAGAATTAATTTCTCTTCTTTCATAAATTTTTTGTCCACAATTCCTAACTTCTGAGTATATACGGAGTATATTAAGTTACATGAGAAATTACTAGTATATATTAGTAAGTATGTAATAAGTATATTAGAAGTATATAATAGGTTGTTTAGGATTAGATAAGATTGGATAGTGTAAGTTATGACCGTAACTGAAACTGAGAATAGTAATATCTTTTCCAGTGAAGGAAAGAATGAAAACACTGATGCCCCTGTTAAAGATCCACTCACTGACCTGTTGAATGGTATCACTAACAGTGAAGGCAAGCCGAAATACGATAGTGTCGAAAAAGCCCTACAAGCACTTCAGCATTCGCAAGAGCACATTAAGCGGCTTCAAGATGAAAATAAATCAAATGCCGAGGAACTAGAGAAGTTGCGACAGGAAAGTGCAAATACAGAGTCGGTCGAAGAGATCGTAAATCGGCTACTGACGTCCCACAGTGGTAAGCAAGAGGATGCCAGGGAAACCCCCTCGCAGACTGAACCTTTCAACGAGGACGCCATCAAAGCTCTCATTCATAATTCCCTTCAAGAACAAAATAAAAAGGCGAAAGCCGAAGAGAACCTACGAATGGTTGAAAGCCAGCTTGCAGGTATGTATGGAGACAAGGCCAAGGATGTTATTAACTCCAAGGCAAGTGAACTTGGATTCTCCATTGATGAACTCAAAACTCTGAGTGAAACTAAGCCTCAAGCGGTTTTGGCGTTGTTCGGAACTGGACAACCTCGAACTACTTCCCCAACAACTACAAGCGTAAATTATCCCACAACCAAGCCTAGCAATCTAGAAGAGCCGCCGAAACCCACTAAATCCCTGATGCAAGGGGCATCCCTGGCAGAACAGGTAGAACACTTCCGGGCGGCAAAAGCCTATGTAAATGCAAAGCTTGGCGTTGTCGAATAGGAATGACAAATGCAGCTTACCACTAATACTCGTGCTTTTGTAGAGGCTGAACAGTACTCTCAGTTCATTCTAATGAACCTGCACGACGGGCTTCTGCCTGAAACTTGGTATCGAAATATTACTGACTTCTCGCATGGTGATACCCTCCACATTAAGACTGTGGGTGAGGTTTCCTTGCAAGAAGCTGCGGAAGATACTCCGCTCACTTACAACCCGATTGAGACTGGTGAAATCACCTTCAAAATCACTGAGTACAAGGGTAAAGAATTGCCCTATATCAACTAAAAAACGTGGAAGCTTGTAGCTAACACGAGAGAAGGGAACCAACGATGGATTGGTCTGAAACTGAGAAAAAATACTTTGCTGGCCTGCTTGATGCTGATGGCTACCTTACCTTGTATAACAGTAATGGGTATGCTCATCTAATGCTCGGACTTGAGTTGTCCGAGAGCATTGACAGGGGTGGCAAGGTTATTGAATACCTGAGTAGTCAGGTTGGTCGTAAATCCACAAGAAAAAGAAATGAAAATTGGGCCACTCAAAACTGTTGGACAGTTGGAAGTAGGTCCGACCTAGAGTCCACACTTCCCCACATAATCAAGCATATGGTTGTCAAGGGTAAGAAGTGGAACTTCCTTCTTGAGAAGTTTAGGGAGCTTAAGGGGATTAGAATTTCTGATGTGGATATCAACTCTATCAGATTAGAGGCTGACACCCTTCGTGGTCCAGTCAAGCCAAAGAACCACCCTACGTGGGCTTGGACTGCTGGTTACATAGACGGGGATGGTTGGTATCTGAAAAGAGTAAGACCTAAGCAAGTTGAGATGCATGTAGGCGTTGTCTCCCATGCAAATCACACAGAGGGTTTGGAATTGCTCCACAAGGCTTTTGGCGGTGTCCTGAAAGATGACAGGGGACATAAAAGGTGGATTAGGAACCTCGGCCCTCGTGATAAATCATTTGCTTTAAAATTTCTCAGGAAGATGGTTCAACATTCCAAAATGAAAAAATGGAAAATTGAACAAATTCTTCACACCCACTCGCAACGACTAAGTGTTGATAACCCTGCGGGGTAAGCTATAGTCTGGTAGGTATTTTAACCTACAGGATGCTTGGTTTGTCACGGACGAGCTCCGTGAAGACGGCAATCAGATTGAAACCCTGATGACTCAGCGTTCTATGGAGTCCACCCGAGCCTATCAGGAGGTTGTTGAAACTGACTTCCTCGCCACTGCGGCTCTGGCGTTCCCGGACGCTGACCCGTACTTTGTGAATGGCATTGCCCGTAAGTCTGTCTCCAGCGCGGTTAACAACAATGTCTTCAACCTTGAATACCTGATTCTGATGAACCTTGCCTTTAACAAGGCTAACGTTCCGCAGGCTGGTCGAGTGTTTATTGTTGACCCCACTGTTGAGGCCACCATTCTCAAGGGCGCTCAGATTACGCATGACGTGTCTGAGTTTGGTCGCCAACTGCTTGAGGGCAAGCTCACTGGCAGTATGCGCTACACCCTGAGCCTCTTTGGCTGGGATATCTTCGTTTCCAACCGACTGTATAAGGGTCCGGCGGACGATGGTACCAACTCCCTGGCTGAAGGCGTCTACAACATCTTTATGTGCATTCTGGATGACCAGACCAAGCCCATCATGCACGCTGTTCGTCGTATGCCCAAGGTTGAGGGTAAAAAGTTTGCCCTTTCTTCTCTTAATAACGTGGAAGAGTTCGCCCTAGCGGCCTGACACGAAGTAACCATAGCAACCGTATAGTACGGAGCAGTGAAATGATTAATGAAAGCGAGATTAAATACTTGGCAGGTTTGTCAGATGCTGACGGATCGCTGAGCTTCAAGTTCTCAAAAAGCAGACATGGAGACTACTACGGCATCGGATTGATGCTAGAGATTAGTGCATCAGTGGGGTACGACCGTAAGGGGTACCTAGAAGAACTAGCTAATCGAGTAGGCTCATGCATAGTGAAGAAGTATGAAAACCCCAACCACCAAGATGCCTATATCTTTCGAGTTCAGTCGAGGAGAGACATCAACACCTTCCTTCCTAGACTCGTAAAGCATATGGTGATAAAAGGGGGCCATTGGAAACGTATGTACGACACCTACTGTAATTACAGAGGTAAAAGGCTTACCGAAGAGCAGGTAGAGGTTCTTCTGGGGTGGGCTCAAGAAAGTCGTAAACAAACGGGACCAATAAAACCTAAGAACCACCCTACTTGGGCTTGGGTAGCCGGTTATCTTGATGGTGATGGGAGCTACCAACTACCTAAGAGCGGGACTGTTATGGTGCAGGTTAAGGCACACGTGGACGACACAGTTGGTATAGAACTTCTTCAAAAAGCTTTTGGGGGAAACATTTATTCCCATAAAGACCCAAATACAAAGATTTGGCAGATCACAATGGGGAAAATGAATAAATCTCGTGCTCTGATGTTCCTCCCTAGAGTACATAAGCACTCTAGGTTTAAACAATGGAAGATAGAGCAGATGTTAGCTTTTCACAATGGAACTGCAACGACTAATTGAGAAGACCTCTGCGGAGGAAGTTATAGTCTAGTATGTCATTTGACATAAATGGAACGAAATAAGGACCGTGCCCGAGATGAGTTTGTGATGCGCGCTCGCTATGGTTTTGGTGTTCAGCGTATGGATACCCTTGGTACCCTAATCACTGATCCCAACAAGATTTAAGGAATAGATATGGCTTACGAACGCGCTCGCTTTGGTGACGGCGTAACTAATGTCACCCAGGATGTACACACCCACTTCGGCCCTCGGAAGAGCCAGGGCGCGGATGGTGTTGTTAAGACTGAAGGCTCCCGGTATGAAGCTTCTTGGGAAGTGACTGGCCGGGACGTTGGTCAGGCCACTGAGTTTGAACGCTGGCTTGTCCAGCCTGTCATCCCGGCTGGTGCGGTGATTGAGAGTGTTTATGCTAAGGTTAAGGAAGCCTTTGACCTTGGCGGCACTACTCCCGTTATTCAGTTTGGTACTAGTGGCTCCGTTGACACCAACGGTTTTGTTGTAGATGAAACCACGGCAGAGACGGAAGGAACTTATGATTTGACCTCCACTCTGGTCGGCACTTGGGCCGCCCCACTTGCTGCTGAAACCAAGGTTGATGTTGCTCTTGATGGCACGACTCCCACGGTTACGGATGCAGGTGTGATTGAGGTGGTTGTCACTTACATCGTTGTCTAACTGATAGGGCGGGCGGAGAAATTCTGCCCGCCCTATTTTTGTCTCAGGAGAATTTTAATGGCAGTACAGCATAAGGATATTGCTGACCCTGAAGTGCATGAGCCTAAGGGAGCCTCTTCCGCATCTGTTGGGCAGGTTATTGTTTCTAATGGAGATGGAACTACACAGTTTGCAACTCCCTCTGAACTAAACCTAGTTGCTATTGGGCCTACGCTATCTGCAAGCAGTGTTCTAATCCAGAACCCAACAGGGCTTAATATACCAACACAAATCACTTTTGGTGATCCAATCTCTAACACAGATATTGATGTTGATGTTGATGGAAACATCACAGTTCTAAACCAGGGTGTCTACTTCCTAACCTTCAACTTCAATTTTGGAAGAGCTAACAACACTGGCACCTGCCAGCTTGCAGCACGACTTCTTTTGAATGACGCTCCCTTTGGATTTACTCAGGGCGTTAAGCTCACAGCTAATAGTAACGTCCGTCCTACACAGTTTAACTTGTTTGTTAAGTTGAACGAGGGAGATGTTATTAAGGCACAGTTTGGCCGTGATGGCTCTGGGGTGGATGATGGAGGACTTTACACGCTGGATGCCTCTGGGCTTAGTTGGGCGTTGACGCCTAGTGCTTGGGTGCGTATTAGTAAACTTGCTGGAGCGTTCTAATGAAAACCATCATCGAAATCGTCCAAGATATTTTGAATGACATGGACGGGGATGAGGTTAATAGCATCAGTGACACCACTGAGTCTCTTCAGGTTGCTGAGATTGTTAAGTCTACTTATGACGCCATGATGGCTAATAGAGACTGGCCTCACACTAAGAAGCTCATTACCTTGGTGCCCTTTACTGACAACTCGCTACCCACTCACGTTGAAGTGAATAGAAACGTGAAGCGGCTCTTGTTTGTCAACTATGACATGGCTAGGGCTGGGGATACGAGAAAGAAGTTTGGTCCTGTGACGTACAAAGAGCCTGATGCATTTCTTAGAATGCTGAATGGCAGGAATGACGCAGAGTCCAACGTTGATGTTATTCAAGACCCCTCCGGCGTCACCCTAAACATCAGGAATGACATTCCCCCCACCTACTACACATCATTCGATGACAGAAACCTTGTCTTTGATTCTTATGACAGTGATGTTGATGACACCATCCAAGAGCAAAAGATACAGGCTATGGGCTATATTATCCCTAAGCTAATTCTGACGGATGATGCAATCCCGGACTTGCCTGAAGAGGCATTTCCCCGCCTCATTGAAGAGGCTAAGAGTAGGGCTTCTTTGAAGCTCCGACAAGTACAAGATGTTAAATCAGAGCAAGAGTCTGCACGACAAGATCGGTGGCTCGCACGAAATGTTTGGACAGTTAAGGGGGGAATCAAGTACCCCAACTATGGACGTAGAGGAAAGAAGTAATGGAGTATAAGGGATATAACATCAAAGAGAAGGGTGGGTTTGGATTCCGCAGTATCCATACTATTGGTCCGGGAACTCTTCCTCAAGCCCTTCGTGGGATGTTCACTAATATTAAGTTGGCTATGCACGCCATTGATTCTTATGAAAACGCTAAGGGAGTAAAGGGGAATGGCAAGAAGTCTAGCACCACTTGAGGTTAATAGCTTTGTAGCGGGGCTGGTTAGTGACGCATCTCCCTTAACGTTTCCTGAGAACGCATCCCTTGCAGAAGACAACATGGTTTTGAACTCTGATGGGAGTAGGAACCGAAGGCTTGGCATGGATTTTGAGCCAGACTCTACGGAAGTTGAAAGTCAACTGCTAGTGGAGCCTTCTTCATATGTCCATTCAAGCTTTAGTTGGAAGAATGCTGGGGGCAACCCCAATAAAACACTATTGGTCGTACAGTTTGGTGGGCATCTAGACATCTTTGATCTAGGCTCCACCCCAATTTCAGATGGTAAATTGGCTTCCTTTGAAATGGCAACTGGTGCTGGTATAGACCAATTTTCATACGCAACTGTCGATGGTATTTTGGTTGTAGCCACTGGCAAAAAAGCTATTGACGTTTTAGAATATAAGAATGGGGCTATTGAAAGAAGCTCTGGACGAATTAAAGTTAGAGATTTGTTTGGTGTTGAGGATGTTGTAGACGGAAAGGATTTGTTCGACGACAACAACGTAACCCTTCGTATTGAGACTGCACACAAGCCTCACATCTACAATCTGCGTAACCAATCTTATGGCATTCCTAGGATGGTTCGGTATACGGCAGATGCTCCTACAGACCCCCGCGATCCTATTAAGGGGTTCTTTGACAACAACGGTAAGTACCCCTCTAACTCTGACTTTGTTGGGGCTGCCCTATACGCAGATGCCAACTTGAGTAATAACAGGACGGCAGACCGCTACCACGTAAAAGATGCTTTTACAAACCCCATTGGCAGCACTAAAGCTCCTAGTGGGTATTTCATCATTGATGCGCTAGACCGTGGAACAAGCCGTTACAAAGCCTTGTCAGATAACAATGAACAATACCATATGCTTGAGACGTATGGAATAACTGCTGGTGATCTTCCTCTAGACAGCACTGGTGCAGGCGCTAAAACTGTTGTTCAGTTCAGTGGACGTGTTTGGTTTGGGGGATTTAGTGGGCCAGTCACAGGAGGTGATAGGCTTTCTCCAAATCTCTCTTCTTATGTCATGTTTAGCCGATTGGTTAATACGGCTACAGACATTTTCAAATGTTACCAGCAAGGCGATCCTACGTCTAAAGATGAGCCTGACCTCCTGCCAACGGACGGGGGTTTCATCAAGATTGACGAGGCGTATAACATCAAAAGACTTGAAGTCTCTGGTAACAACTTGTTTGTGTTTGCGGAGAATGGTGTTTGGAGAGTTTATGGTGGCACGGCTGAGTCTGGGTTCTCTGCCACTGAATACAGTGTGAGTAAGGTTACGACTTCAGGGTGCGTCGGCACATCAACTGTTGTGAACGCAGAGGGTGTTCTCTACTATTGGGGTGTTGATGGCATCTACAACCTGGCACAAAACCAGTTTGGTGAATGGGGAGCAAATAACATTGCTATCAACCGCATTCAGGAGTTTTACAATAACATTCCGTCTACGGATAAGGTTGATGCACAGGTGGGGTTTGACCCCTATGAGAAGAAGGTTAAGTGGATCTATAGGACGACAGATAAGTTTTCTGACACACAGGAGCTTGTACTAGACACAACCTTGGGGTCGTTCTACACCAACACAATCTTCTCTGTCACCCAGGATAAGCACCTGCCTAAAATCGTGGGCATCTTTGAGGGCAATCCTTTCTCCACAGTTATTGGGGATGAGCCTGTCTTTGTTGGCCTAGACGAAGTTCTTGTTGGTGCTGAGAGTGTGTTTGTGGAAACCTCTTCCAGAGGGGATGCTCCCAAGTCTCTGTTCTATATCGCTGTGACTGATAGTGCTGGCCCGGTTAAGTATAGGTTCTGCGCATATCTCAATCAGTCTTTTAAGGACTGGCAAGCATATGACGGAAACGGCGTTGATGCTGCTGCGTACATGGTTACTGGATATATTTCTGGTGGGGACTTCCAAAGGGTTAAACAGCTCCCATACCTGACAATCTATCTCAATAAAACAGAGAGGGGCTTCCTGCTAGACCAAGAGGGGGATTATAAGCCCATAAACCCATCCTCTTGCATAGTGCAAGTTCATTGGGGCTGGACAAACTCTCCAAATGCTAATAGGTGGACTAATAAGTTTCAGGCATATAGGCACAGACGTCACTACTTCCCTACTGGACAATCTGACCAATTCAACGATGGAAACGAAGTTGTAGTTACGAAGAATAAGGTGAGGGGAAAAGGGCGTGTAATGAGTATCCGCTTTGAAACTGAACCTGAGAAAGACCTTCAGTTGCTTGGGTGGTCTATGATTGCAGGGATTATGACAGATGTTTGAGATTGATCCTTCTGACAATAAGGTGGAGGTGTTTGAGGATACGGAGGATTACGTAGCCCAGATTGAATACCAGTCTGGGTTCCCCTTCGTTCACATCACCCTTAAAACTAATAAGATATCTGCGGCAAAAAAGGTGAGAAAGAGATTTCACCTACTGAAAACTCACCTATTTAATCAGGGATATTCTAAGCTATTCTCCTATACGCAGAATAAGAAATATGCCGAGAGTTTTCCAGGTGCAAAGCACTTAACGCATTTTGAACATAACAACTCTAGATATGAGGTGTATGAATGGGAGTTATCGAAGTCGCCGCTCTTGCCGTAGCTGCGGTGGGGGCCATTGGCGGTATTTATGGTCAACAAAGGGCCGCCAGTGCTCAAAAGAAGGCTTCTAGGCGTGCCGAGGCTGAACGAAAAGAAGCAACGGCAATCAGCCAAGCCAATGAACAATCTAGGATGATTAATGAACGTAGGCGTGCTGTACGAGAGGAAAGAGTTAGACGCGCCCGTATCTTGCAGTCCGCAGAGAATACAGGTGTTAGTGGGAGCTCTGGCGTAGCTTCCGCTGGTTCAAACCTAAGCGTCAACCTTGGGGGGGTTATTAGCCAATCCCAGGGAACAAACCTAGCTTCACAGGGCATCTCTGCTGCTAATCAACGGGGTGCAGACGCCCTTGCTGCTGGACAGCGAAGTGCATCGCAGTGGAACATGTTTGGCAATATTTCCACAGCACTTGGTTCTTTGGGTAGTAGGGGTATTCAGATGTTTGAAACTCCACCCCCTACAAACTTAAATAATGTTGGCCTATTTGGTACAGGACTGTCCTTTGCTGGACCTGGACCTAGAGACTTATCTGGGGTGAGGCCCCAATTCAATCCTTAAGGAATAAACATGGCTGAGTTGAAAGATTTTACTCAAGATAATGTGGCGGCCCTATCTGACTTTGCCGTGGAAGGGCCGTCATATCCCCTATCCCCTCTCGCGTCCAACGTCAACATGGCTGCTTTCACTGCGGCTATGGGCGATCCTGAGAACGTTGAAAGCACGTTCCGAAATGTTCTCGTTGAGATGGAAACCATTCCTCAGTCCCTAACCACGGAACGCATCATTCAAGGTGCTCAAGCTCATCGTATGGAGTCTTCTAGGCGTGTCCTTTTGGACATGCTCTCTGATCCCAATGTAAGTCCTGAAGAAAAAGAACAGGCGGCCCTTGGGTTTATGCAGGGGGTTGGTGAAGCCTCTGGCCTTCGTACAATGGTTGCTGAACAAGCTTTGATTGAGGATGGTGGCGAAGAGGATAATGGGGAGTACGAGATTGTACGCCTCAACTATGCTGAAGTCTTGGATGAGGCAGACTCCTATCGTAAGGATATGCAGGCCCTAATCAACACGGAGCTTGCAAAGTCTGACTCATCCCTGACTAATGACATTTTCTCTTTCGTAGAGGTCATCACGCCATTTATGGAGCAAGGTCAATTGGCTTCCATTGTCAATGAGTTTGCTGACAGTGAAGACAAGACTGCTGCTGTGACTAAGGCTATGCTGTTTATGGGGGATAGTCGAGAGGATGTTTATAATGCTATTAAGAAGCTACCCCTCGATGAGCGTTATAAAGCCTCTGAAACTCTTCTCAGGATTATTGACAAGCACAAGGGCATTGTCCTAACGGATGAGAACTCGTTCTTGCACGCTCACAATATCCGGTCCTTCCTAGAGACTGGCTATTACAATGATTTTGACCAGTTGGTTGATAACACTGTAAGCCTCTTGGACTCTACGATTATTGGTGCGCCCCTGTCTCGACTGGTTAGCCGAGTGCCTGCAATGGCCCGTAGGATTAAGCTTGCTGCGGATGCACGAAGGGCGCCTGACCAAATTCTTCCTGTTGAAACCCTTGAACAACAGGCTGCTGCATTCCGATCCCCGACTGATGCTGAGGCGGCTGGTACACAGTTGGCTCAAGAGGCTGCGGCTTTTAAGCCGTCTGAGGAAGTTGTACCTAACTTTCTTAAGCCCGGTAAGAAGCCCGAGGCTCCCGCTCCGACGAAGTTGGAAGAGGAGGCAAGTGGGTTTGTAGGAACAAAAGACCCTACTGTTGAAGAGGTGTTTGGAACCCGAGTTAACAACACTGTTGTTGAAAGTGAGGTTAGTCCGGTTTCTATCTCTCAGATTTTCAAAGACACAAATACCACTAAGGCCCGTGCTTTGAATGACTTGGCTGGGGGAGATTTGAGTGGGGAAGTTGCACATGCTGCTTATGGGTCTTCTAGGACTGAAGCCCTGGCTAATGATGCCCTCCCGCAAATTGCGGATGGCGTAGGCAGCACAAAGAATAAGGTGGCTGATGCGGATGCTAATTATATCAACGCAATTACGCCTGATCCTATGGTTCGTGATTTCCACACGAACACTGGTGCAATCTTCTACACACCTGGGGAGAAGGCAAGAACTGCCTCTATGGTGGTGAATGACTTCGAGAACGTTTACGGAATGACCTCTCGTAAAGAGATGTTTACTGTTGAGGCCCTTGATGCTGGAGTCCGTGTAGGGGCTGTTTATGGCCCTAAGAACGGTGGGTTTATTGTAGCTAGGGACGCTGCTGACACGGTTAAGTTCCTGCTTAGAAACTATGGCGTTGATGACACTAACATCAGTATCCTAGCTAACATTGGCGGTAGGTACGAACGCATCAATCCTAAAAACATAGATAACCTTCCTCATGGGGATTACCTTGTGGGGGTCAACTATGACTACAGGATTAACCCTGCTGATATTGCTGGATGGGATGAGTTGGACGTTAAGAGGAACTTCTTTGATATTTGGATTCCCCCCATCGGGGAAGCTAAGGGAGGCTCCTTGCAACGTCACCTTGTAGACCCGCAATCTATGTTGCACCCTGTTATAACTAAAGGGGCCGCTGTACAAGTTGACAGGGCGGTTGCCTTGGAGCGTTCTCTTGCTAAGTTGGGTGAAACTTTCTCTAAGAAGTTTGCTGGACTTAATAAGGCTGATCGTATCCGAATGGAACGAGTCATCAAAGAGTTTAACGAACAAGGCATTAAGATTACAGACTACAACCTTCGTGCCCGTGGCTTTAATGATAAGGCCATCGACATTATGAGGGATTGGAAGCGTGTTTGGGATAACGTTTGGTGGTTGGAGAATAGGGATTTTGTGAAGTCTCTACGATCCCGTGGGTACCAGATGTTTACTGACAAGACCACTGGAACTGAGCTTATCGCCAAGCCCCGTAGAAAACAGGACTTGGACAAGGTTGTAGACGTATATGATTATAACACTGGCAATGTTGTTCGCATGTCCGCAGATGATATTGACCGGGTATATAACAACAATGGCACTATCGCCCAAACTGCAACCCCCGTAAGGACTGCATCTGGTGACTCTGCTAAATATGTTATTAGCCTTGAAACTCCGTCAAACTACCTGCGTTCTCTTAGAGATGACTCCATTGTCCTAAACTATCGTGATGGATATTATCAGGTTCAGTATAATGATCCTAGGTTTATCTATAGAGAAACTATAGACGCCAATGGTAATAAGGTTCAGCAAGTGGTTGCTACCACTGAAACCTCTAGTGAGGCTAGGCTCGCAGTTAGGCGTTTCCAAACCAATGATCCTAACTCCACCTATGGTTTTAGGCGTGATATTAAAGGGGACGTGGAGAGCCGTAGCAGGGGTTTGTGGGAAGCTTCCGTGTCTGCTGGTAGGACTGCCCAAAGGGTTCGTGGACAGCGCCTAGAGGACGCTACGTCGCGTGTGACGACGATGACGGCAGCTAACCTAGCTGATCCTGTTGAAGCCCTCACAAGAAGCATTAGGAGCATTGCCCGTAGGGCCAGTATGCGAGAGTATATTGAAGCTTCTAAAGCCCGCTTTATCAATCAATACGCAGATGTCCTTCCGGTGGATGAGTTTAAAAACCCTCGTTGGCCTGATAGCATTAAGGAGATTGGAAAGCCGGGTGAGAAGACTGGAAAGTTTGTTGGTGATGCTCGCACAACTTTCGAGTACATCCGATACATTGAGAATGGATACGTAAACTCTATTGACGATGTTTATAAGGCTGCACTCAATGGCATGGCAGACTTGCTTGGTAAGTATGATGGAAAGGTTGCTCAACTTGGAGAGCGTGGCGCTCAAGCTGTTGCAGAGGGCCGAGGCCCAACACAACTTGCTAAGTCCCTGTCCTTCAAACTCTACCTTGCGTTGAACCCCTTGCGTCAGTTGCTTATTCAGTCTCACCAGAGTATCCGATTGGCAGCTTTGTTCCCCACTTACACTGCAAATCCAAATGGCCTATCTTCCGATCTTGTCATTCTGGCTGCTGGCATGAGGGGCATTCCCATTCCTAAATGGGCTTATAAGTCCAAGGGGATGACTAAGGCTGATGCTGATAGGATGGTGAATGACTTTAAGCGTTCTGGCTTGGCCTACTCTGTAGATGCAAACAACCTTGTTAGGGGTGATTTGCAAAAGCTTGCTGATATGACTTTCAGAGAGAAACTTCTCACTGCGGTTAACGCGCCTGTCAGGGTTTCTCAGCGCATTGGCTTTGACCTTGGTGAACAGACTGTTATGGCAACTGCGTGGCTTGCCTATCGTGACGAGGCTCTTAGGGCTGGTAAGAAGCTTACCCAAACTGAGCTAGACCACATCGCAGGTAATGCACGTAACATCACCTATAACATGAACTTCGCAGGGGATATGCCCTACAACCAAAACATGCTCAATCTCACGTTGCAGTTTATGCAGGTTCCTCATAAGGCCATGCTACAGCCTGTGTCAAACCGTGTGTTGAGTAGGGCAGATAGAGGGAAGCTGTTGGCGTTTGACACGATTATGTGGGGCGTTCCCACAATCTCTGCCATTCCGTTTATCTCTAAGGCCCTGCCCGAAGACCCCGAACTTCGTCGTTCAATTACTCACGGCTTGGAAGACGCCCTACTGAATTGGCTTATTTCAACTGCTGCTGGTGATGAAACTGCTATTGATTTTGGGGACTTGGCTCCGGGTAACGCAGTTGGTATTTATGATACGCTGTATAAGATTTGGACTGATGGGAGTCTTTCCAGTCTTATTACACAGAGTCCCTCCGGCCAGCTTCTCTTTGGAAGTAACCCCCGGATGACAAATGCCTTTAAGGCTGCCGCACGTTACTTTAGCTTTGATGATGACTTTAAGGATGTTGTGGAGTTGTCAGATGTGTTCCACGAGTTCGCATCTTTGTCCTCTGGTTATTCAAACGCCTTCAAAGCTATCGTAGCTAAAGAGTATCAGAAGAAGTATAGCTCTTCCTACAGTGTGAGTGATACAGACGCAACCACCCCTGAAGCTATGGCGCAATTGTTTGGCTTTAGGAGTATTGGTGAAACGCAGACTTGGGAGTTTTCTTCTGAGGTTTATGAAAAGAGCAAGTCCTACGAAGATGACGTAAATCAGTATTATAAAGACCTGAAGCGTTATCTTGGACCTGCTGACACCCCACGAGAGCAACGCGACCATATGGTTCGTGTTATGTCTCAAGCCTGGAGAGCTTTTGATACTCCCCGAGCGAGACAGATTATTGCTCGTAATCTTGAGAGGGATTACCAGAATGGGGATAATGCATTGTTTAGAAATGCATTGCGTACATTGCAGTTTATGCCTGTGGAAGACACAATCAGCCTTGTTGAGAAGTCTTATCCCCCTGGGGAAAACAGGACCATTCTGCTTGACACTTTGAATAAATTGGATGTTAAATAATGGCAAATTTCACTGATGTTGGTATTGCCCCTATCAATGCATCCGTGACTCCCTCTCCCGGCTTCGCTCCCCAAACGGGGGGCGGAGTCGATGTGGGGTCGGCGGTTGTCCAGGGCCTTGGGGTCTTGGGGGGATTGTTTGACAACTTTATGAAGGATAGGGCTAATGAGGCCAATCAAGCTGCCGTAACTGAATTTACGCAGTCTCAGTTGGCTCTTGCCGATGCTGTAGAACAGGGCGTCCTAACTTCAGCACAAGCTCGTTCTCGTATGCGAGCAAACTATCTTCGTTCCACCACTTCGTCTCCCTCTCTTGCTGGTGACTTCGCTAAAATCCAAAAGGATATTGTTAGCACTGCCGGTCTTGGCAAGGTTGTTGCTGAAGGCACTGAAGAGGAAAAGCTTTACAATAGTATTCGCGCGGAGGCTGTCAACTCCGGCTGGGTGCCCCTTAGTGTGACGGGCACAGATAATGAAAGACAGGCTGTAGAAGACTACCTCAACTTTAAACGCCAAGGTGAAGAGCTTGCTCGTAGCACTGCCATTATCAATGAGAAGAAGGCACGAGTTCAGCTAGACTCTTCTCTAACTGCAAACCAAGCTGCCAAGCTTGACCTGTCTATTAAAGTGGAAGAGCGTAAGGCTCAAACTGCCCTTATTAATATGGGCGGAACCTACTTCAATAACTTAAACCAGAAACTAAGCGATATTGAGGCCAGTTTTAGGGCTGGCAATACTACGGCTGATGAGGCCATCCGCCTTCTGAATAATGAGTGGGCCATTGTACAACAGGCCACTGCTGGGGCTGGCGCTTTGGCTGGTGGTGGTACGTTGAATGCTGTCATCACTCCTATGGAAACCCTTAAAAACCAGTACACAGATTATTTCAAAGGGAACACCAGTAAGGAGATTTTGAATAACAAAGTTGACTCTCTTATTGGTATGAAAGAGCTGATGATGGCTAGTGATCCTGAAACTGCCAACTTCATTGCAGTTTCTAGGCTCATCCCTAACGCCGATCTAGTAACACTTCCTGGCGTTTCTAACCTTGTGGCTAAACTTTTGACTGACGCTGAAAACCCTGAGGGACCTATTCCAAATCCAATCCCCGCTAATGACCAACAGAAGCCTGAGGTTAAAGAGGGGCTAAACATCCTCTCTAGTAATATGCGTGGGGTTTTGAATGGGGAGTTTGGTGAAGACCAGACTCAAATTGATACAGTTAATACCGCACTTGTTAGGATGATGGAGGGTGTTGATGTTTACCGATCTGCTGTGGATAATCCCACTAAGCTTAATGACATTGTGGCTTTCGTTGCCGGACCGACGTTTGGAGAGTTCTCAGAGGCACAAAAAGGCATCCCGCGAGAAGTCGGACAAAAGCTGAATGACGTAATTAAAACTCAGTATGAAGATGTGCTGGTGCCACTGCTTGCTGAAGAATATCAGAAAGCACAGACCTTTGTTGCTAAAACTCCAATGACTGCTAGTGCTGCAAGCATTGCTGCCTTTAGTCCAGAAAACTTCCGCCCTGTGTCTGAACGCATTGTCCCCATCTTCGAGGGAGGCGGTGTTAAGTTTGGGCTTGCCAGTGGAGTTTGGAAGGACATTCCCACTGGAGTTTCCAATAAAATTGAAAGTTTGAACAGAACTGTGGCCCCCAAGCTCAATGAGCTTATTCGCTTTAACGCGCACGTCAATGGAACTCGTGACTATAAAGCCTCTTGGGAGGATATGTACGCACGACAGTTCGGCATGGTTGAAGAGCAAAACTCCACCCCTGCAAACATCACCAATCCTAAAAACATCAATGATTTGAGAAAGAGGCTCGCCAATGGCGGTTAAAGTAAAGAAGGGGCAAACCCTCAGTCAAATTGCTAAAGAGAACAACACCACTGTACAGGCTATTGCCCAAGCTAACAACATTGCAGATGTTAATAAGATTGCAGTTGGGCAGGTGTTGGAAATTCCGGGTGAGGCTGCTAAGGCAGCCCCGTCCACCACTACTACGGCCCCTAAGCCCACTAGGAAGCCCACTGACAGCGTTCAGCAAACTACAGCACCTACCCCCACTAAGAAGCCCATTCCCCCTGGCATAGCCCCTCCGCTGCCCGAGAATGAGCCTGTTGTGCCTAAGCCCACAAAGAAGCCAGAGCCTTCTCTGGGAATTTTGGAAGAGGTGTTTGGTCAACTGCTTCCTGAGAGTAAGCGGAGGGATGACCTGCCCAACTCAAAGCATTTCTTCTCTGACCTGTTTGGTTTGGAGACAGACCACGCAGAACTGGCAGTTCAGCAAGTGGGGCTGGCTATCGCTGAACGCATGGCGGACACGTTTGGTACATCCATTCCTGAAACCCTGCGCAGTGAAATCACTGAGGAAAACTTTAGCCAGCCGGTTCTTGCAGCTATGAAGGACGCAGTTCTAAAAGCTATTAAGCGGGACAGCCCGACAACCTATGAAGATTTTGGTAACGCCGCAAACCTTACAGACTCCAAGAAGCGGCAGGGCCTTGGTCGTATGGACATTCTTAAAGAGATTGGTAAATCCTTTACAGACCCCGCTATGGCCGCTGCCTTCAGTGTTGGGCAGTCCGCAAACATCAGCATTGACGGGGAGGGCAACGTGTGGATTGATAGTGACACGTATGACTTCCCGGATTTGAGTGATGTGAAAGATAAAGATGAATGGTTGGCGTTTAACAACCTGTTTGGTTCAAATGGTATTTTTTCAGTGAGGCCCGAAAATGCAAGAAACATCCGTATCAACCTCGGCAAAGTTCCGTCTCAGCAAGCGAAGCCTGAAAAATCTGGAGGGGGTTCACCCCGATCTAGTGAGGGTGGTTAAGCGAGCAATTGAAATCACGGAGGTTGATTTCACCGTTATTGAGGGGCTACGAACTCGTGAGAGACAGAAGGAGTTGGTAGCTTCTGGTGCGTCCCAAACAATGAACTCTCGACACCTCACGGGCCATGCAGTTGACCTAGCAGCTTGGGTGGGAGAGATTAGGTGGGATTGGCCCCTCTACCACAAGATTGCTGAAGCAATGAAACATGCTGCCGCAGAGGATGGCATTCATATTGAATGGGGTGGGGATTGGAAGAGTTTCCGAGATGGTCCCCACTTCCAACTTTCTAGAAGGAACTATCCTAAATGATAGCGGCACTTGTCAGTGGTCTTATCACTCTGTTCACGCAGGGTGGTAAGGCTGCAATTGAAGATATTAAGGAGAGTAGGGAGCAAGAGCGAGAGCTTAGGCGTGCAGAGATGGAGAATAAAGCACGTATGCTTCGTGATTCTCAGGCTAACAACCATGAATGGGAGATGGCAAATCTCACAGACAAAGATAAGTGGTTGCGTAGAGGCTCTTACATTATGTTCTCTGCGCCTTTCATCTGGGCCTTTATTGACCCAGCGGGAGTTGAGCAATACTTTTCAGTTGCTCTAACTTCCATGCCTGATTGGTATGTTAAAACATATGTTGGAATGGTTGGTGGTATTTGGGGCATTGCCCAATTGAAAAACTCCATCCCCGGTATTATCAATGGTGTTAAGAAGGCAGTTAGTAAATGACCGAAGGAAATGGAGAAACCCTCACGATTAAGGGACTTAGGACTTTCTTCATGGTGCTAACCCTACTGGCGGGTGTGGTTACTGCTTATGTGGATATTAGTAGCAGAGTCACAGCCAGTGAATCTAGGATTGAAACCCTAGAGGCTGAGGTTGATATGTATAGAGCTTTCCCGCAGGGGATTGCTCGTATCGAAGAGAGAATTGAAGGACTCAGGAAAGACCTGAGCAGGATTGAAGACAGACTTAAGTAATAGAAATAGCCCCCTCCGGCATTACGCTAGAGGGGGCTTTTCTTATTTAAAACTCAACTTCACATTGACCACCAGCACAGGCAGCTTCCGCAGTCAAGTCCGTGTGGTCTGCGTATTCCAGAACCTCTTTCATATCAATGTCGTTAAGACACGAAGAGAGTTCGTCAAACTTTTCCTTGGTGATGTCTTCGAAGGGAGCTTGTTTGTAAGTTCCTCCGTCATAAGGAAGAACTGTAACGCCGGAGTAGTTGTCCCGGTTCTCCCACAAGAACTCACCAACCTCGGTCCACTCAGGGTCCTTTAGCGAAGCAGTAACAGACACGTTATTAGGATTAGTGCCAGAAACATGACCAGCTCGTACCCAATCAAGGTTAAAGCGAATTGTTCGTTCCAGTAGAGCCAGAGCGCCTTCATCTCGGAGAATACTTCCTTGAGGCGCTTCTTGAGGGATTGAAACCACTGCTTGAAGGTCCGGGTTAAAGTATTCATCTTCGATGAGATGAGGGATTTTAGATTTGAGATAGTGGTAGATAGATTCATCTTTTCCAAGCCTCATACGTCGGATGTAGTAGTCATTGTGCCAAGCATGGATGCCGCTGGAGCAACCAAGGACAATAGAGCTAGTGCCGCTAGGTTTGATGGTTGTGGTTCTTGCAGCGGGCTTAATGCCAATCTTCCTGGCTGTATTAGCGTTGGCAATCTTAACAACTGTGGCAGCTTCCTTGAGATCGTAAGGCAACACTCTACCAGACCCAATGCCAGTCATACCAACGCCGATGAGTGCATCCTCTTCAGTTGTCTTCTTCCAGATGGGTCGGAGATAGTGGAAGTCTGTGTAGCCAGCTTGTAGGGTTGCAATAACAGAAGCATTATAACAACGAGAGTTGAGGTCTTCTTGACTGGAGACATTATTCACGTTGACTTCTACGAGATTCATTTGTGTTCAACAGTGTGCGTTACTCCACTGCCGGTTCTCTTAGGAACTCCTGCATGTTTCCATGCAGATCAGACTATATCATCACCGGAAGTTCCGGGTCAGGCGCTTCGGATCACTTGATCCTACTCCCTCTCGGGATAGTCGTTGAACGTTCCCCAAATGGGGCTTCGCTGCTGATTACCATATCATAAGACTTAGGCTTCCCAGCAATTCACCTGATTTTAATTCTGCTATCTTTAACAGAACTGGAATGGACGAAGGCCAATCTCACCACCGATATGTTCAACTAGGCTCGCTACTTCCTAGCCGGTTCTCTTATGAACTCCTGCATATCCCTATACAGACCAGACTATATCATCACCTCTATAAGAGGGCCATGCGCTTCGGATGTCAATAGCTTACACCCTACTCTCTTTCGAGATAGTCGTTGCACGTTCTCCATTTGGAGCTTCGCTCAGGATTGTCTGTTCTAGACTTCCCCTGAATTCACATGGTTTTAAATCCGCTAGTTAGGTTAACGGATTTGTACCCCAATCCAAGTCATTGGTCCAGTAGAACGCGGGCTCACCAGCCCCAGACTCTTTGATTGCTTTCCAAAGCTTTTTAAACTCTTCGTAGGTAACGGAGCCACGAAGCATAGCGATGGAGTTGTTTGCACGTCCACGTTGGGGGTTCTTAACCCACCACTCTCCAGACTTGCAGAAGAGCATTTCTTGATCGTCCTTGTCGAACAGACAAATCATAGCTGCCCGACGAATGCCACCAGCAAGAACAGCGTCAGCAATGTGACACTGAATGTCATGGCATTCCAGTGGAGTGAGCTTACGGCCTACAGCCGCTTCAAGAACCCCTTCAATCTTTGCAAGGGCAATTCGGAGAGGCCCAGGGCCGGGAGCCTTCCCGCCGCTTGTTACAAGCTCTGTACCCTTCTCCCTAATATCCCCAAAGTCAAAGTTGATGCGTTCCTTGCCATAGAAGAAGGACTCAACCAACACTTTAACAGAGTCGGCCCATCCCTCAATAGAATCCCCAACGACATAACGCCGAGAGTCTGTAGAACGCTTCTGAACTTTGGGAAGTTTGTTGACGTGACGCTTCTGCACGGAATAGCCAAGCCCCGTGCCACCCAACAGCAAGAACATAGTTTCGCTGAAGATATCGGGGTGGTCTACGGGGGCGAAAGCACAGTTGTAGATACGTGCAGGGTTACGGAAGATGGGCAGGCCAGCAAACTGCATAGATCGCATTGAGGGAAGACAATGGCGTTCGTACACGCTCTTCATGGCAATCTTAATTGCTGAGGCCATGTGTGGATATTGCTCAATGTGCATATCCTCTACACGTTTTACAATCTCTTCGTACACCTCACGTCGAAGTAGCTCTGGTACATATCGTGCATACTTAGAATGCACAGCGATGTCAGAGAGAATTTTATTGCTAAGGGTCATATTCATTTTTGTTTTTCTCAATCAGCAAAAAATTTTTCTAGCAAAAATCCCAAGAGTCCCATCACATAACTCTGGGAAGGGGGCCGAAGCCCCCAGGGGTTAACTGTTGTGGACAATACGAGAGGCTTCTTCAAGCCCACTCTTACGGATAATTCCAGCCATCTTCACTAGGTCTTTCATATCCTCCCCCTTAAACTGTGACAGGTAGCGTTCAGCTTGTACACTACCCCCAATCTCATTTAGATTACGTGCTGTGATGAGTCGATTATAAGCACGACGGGTGGGGTTGCGGTCGTTGTTAAAGTTGTTCATTATTCTTTTTCCCGCTGACGGCGTGCCTTAGCAGTTGCACGCTCTTGGTTTGTTTTTTCTTCGTGGCATTTGTGACAGAGAACCTGTAGCTTATCCTCTTCACAGAACATTCGTTCAATAACATCATCCCAGTTTGTAAACCCAACTTCAGGGTCAATCACTGGAACAATGTGATCCACTACAGCGTTATTAACTCGCTTACCATCAACCTTAATGGAGGCGGGAACTTCTTTATTACATCCGTTGCATTTATAAACTCCCCTTGCCACTCTTGCGTTCTTCTTAACATCTCCGATAGGTGCCCAACGCCTAGTACCGCTGCGAAGTAGGGACTTGATGAATTGATGGAACCTTGCTTGTGTCCACCTCCCTCCACACCTAATCAGATCACCACTTGGTCTTGCCATTTAACTATCATCTCCAATTTTTGAGATGTGCAAAGACTCAACTAGAGTTTCCAGTGCTTCACACCAAATCTGGTCCCTATCTTGCATATTGTGTGGAGGGCCTTTCAGGCTTAAAAAGTCTGTCCAACCTTCCACTTGTGCATACACCTCTTCTCTACCATCTTTCACACCTTTTTCGTAAGCCTCTAGTAGCCTATCTACTAGTTCACTCATCAGTCCCTCCTACTTGCGTGTGTGGCGTTTAGAATCATACTCTCCTTCAAAAGTCTTTCATACTTTTTCTTAGGGATGGTGACAGTTCCCCTCATACATCAATCTCCGTAAACACTTTGTTGCAAGGATAGAACGTTGAATTACTAATACAACGAGAGGGCTGACTATTCACACTTACGCAAGAGGTTAAGCTTAGAAGTAAGCCAATTCCTAGCAATGTTAGCTTCATAGAGGTCAGTTCTGATGTCCTCTCTCTCCCCCTCCCAAATTTCATCTGTTCCGTATTCCTCAAGATCTTGCTCCAACGCCTTGATGTGGTCTTGTACAATTTCCAGGGCCATGACAACTCCAAATCTTTCATTAACACTCATTTTCAAGGAACTCCTGCAATTGATTGAAACCGCCGATGTGCTTTTCCGAGTAGAAGATTTGGGGGACAGATTTAAACCCACTGTTGACAAACTCTTCCTGAGCTTCCTTATCCTTCGTCACATCATAGTAGGTGTAGGGAAAGCCATGCTTTTCCAGAAGAGTTTTGGCGGACTTACACCAAGCACAGTTAGGTCCACCCATAACGACATATCCAACTTTTTTCATGTGTCAATCTCCGATACGTTCCAAGTGGGAGAGGGGGATTTTGATGTCTTCCTGCAACCAACTTAAATTAAAATCTCCATACTCATTGAACATTGCAGTCTCCACGCTTGCCAAGGCAATCTCGTGGTATTTGTGGACCTTTAGGTATGGATACCCATAATAATCATCTTCATAAAAATCTACTTTCCTCCTACCAGTAGCCACTCTAAATGTTCCGTACACCCTAACTTCTTTTCCAAGGAGGTCCGGCCCTTCCTTTAGATGTAGAGTTCGTTCGTTTCCTCCAAACTTTCTTTGGATTAGCATTGGATAGGCCAGCTCTTTTAGAGCTTCCTCATTTTCCAAATGCCCAATCCCAAGCTTGTTTAGTAGAATTTCCCATTCAGGAACTTCTTTAATTTTATCCGCCATGTCCTGAATGCCAAGGGGATAGCCACATCTGACAAACACCTTTGGAGTTTTCACCCTATACATGCCGTTATGCTTTTCAGAAACTTTACGCATAGCCTTCATAGATATCTCCCATCAAACATCACAGGATTGTTTTGTTCGTCAAGTTCCCTAACCATCCAGAGTAGGTTGGCTTGCTCTCGCAAATACTCTTTATACACATCCCCCATAGAAGCCTTGTAAGCCTCTGTGACGGCCTTTAGCATGTCCTTGGGGGTATCCACCCCATCCAAGATCTTAAGGGCCTTTGCTGGGCCGCATTTGGGCAATCCTGGGATGTTATCTACGGAGTCCCCCACAAGCAGTTGGTAGAAGAAGAACTTAATACCAAAGCCCCTAATCTTTCCGTCAACCTCTTGTAGAAAGCCAACAGGGCCAACCTCTAGGGGGCCAATAGAAGCCTGCTTTCCACATTCCCAAGAGTAGTGCCAACCAGGGCACATACGCAAGTCTTTGTCACGAGAGCAAATGATTGTTGGGGTTGCTTCAATGTTTTTAACCCTGTGCTTGTAATTATCCCATTGCCTAATACACATCAAGTCATCCGCCTCAAGTCCATTGGCAATGACACAATCATAGTTAGATAGCATATAGGCAGAGATGTTCTTAAAGTGGAAGGGCTTTACGGACTTACGAGTACCCTTGTACACCTTTGTCTTTGAGACATTCTCCCGGAAGTTTACAATAGGCTCAACTTCTTTATCTCCTGTAAGTTTGTTACGAATGTTCAATTGCTTCACAAGGAAAGAGTCAGATGTTAGGTAGAGCGTGGGAGCCGATGTGGCCCCCACCTCTGCACAGATCAAGTCAATCTTATTGTCAAGAAGCTCCATAGCTGTCTCAAACGGTAGGATTGACTCAACCCCATCTTCATCCTTCACTTGACAACTGAACCCAATCTCATACCTGAGTACGTCAGCGTCAATAAGAGGGATCAATGTTTTGTTTCTCCTTCTAGAAACTCTTTCAAGCTCTTCTTAAGAGACTCTTGCTCTTCATCACTAATCTCTGTAAGGCTCATGGGGTCAACCACCATAAACTGACTGGTATCAATACCCTCATCAGTGAGTCGGCAGATGTAGAACTTTACACGCAGGTCATAGGGTCGATCCTCTTCCTCTTGGACAGGCCGATGACCAGCAATGTAAACTAGATCACCAATTTCAAGCCCACTTTCCTTGAGCTTGGGGTTAGCGATGGCGGCAAAATTTTGGGGAGTAAGCATGTCAGTCTCTTCTTATTATTGTTATTATTGTAGATTGCGTATATTACCAGGGGATTTCGTCATCCAGATCACCAGCCTCTTCCACCTCTTCAGGCTCCAGGGCAGGCTTCTCTTTCTTCTTCTTTTCCTTCTCAGGCTCAGCCTTACCTCCGCCATAAGAGGCGAGGGCTTTCTCAAGGGCGGACCCTTCAAAGTTTACGTTAGAGCAAATCTTCTCCTGAAGCCACTCAGGAAGGCTCTTAAGGATCTCAACGTCAGGCTCATCAGGGTCAAACACCTTAGACGGGTTGACAAGCTCAGGGGCCTTAGCAGCTTCCTTAGGACGCATAGTGGAGACGTTGCTAACGTTCACATAAGGATTGTTGGGATCGCCAGGGCGGGGGTTGTGAGAAAGAGTAACCATGCAGGGCGTGCCTACAAGCTGAGAGAAATCACCCTCACACTTCTCTTCAGGATCAAGAGCATAATAGCGTTTCGTGGAACGGGCCTTATCATTCTTCAGATTGAAGAGGGGGAAAGTCTCTGAATACCAGCGGGGCTTTTCCTTATCTTCATTACCATCCTCGTCCAGCAAAAACTCATCTACAAATTCATAGGTGAGCATAATCTCATATGCATCAGGCTTTTCCTGTCCCTTAAAGGGCTTCTGCTTCTGCATACCGAGTCCAATAACTTGGACAACACGGGCAGGGTAGGTGCCAGCATCCAACGGAGGATGAGACTTACCACCAGAAGTGGACTTAACTTTCTTAGCGTTGAGAGCCATTTTAATTTTCCTTTTGTTCGTAGTCAATCAGCATTTGAAGGGTTTGCATTGCTTTTTGCAAATCTTCTATGCCATTCTTCAGGTTGTACCTAGACACATACTTAATGATGGTATGTTGCATGGGGTTGAGATTGTTAGCCATGGAATACTCCATAGGCTGAATCTTGAGTTTTTGATAATGAGAGTCTAACCCAGCATTAAACAGATAGTAGCAGTGCTTGAGTCCTCCCCCTGGGTCAAAGTATCCATGCTCATCAAGATGTGCTGCTATGGCAGGGCATTCCAACTTGAAAGTATCATAACCCTGCCTATAACTAACTGTACCATCCTCCAACCTTATCTCCACAACCTTAGTGGATTTCTGCATAAGTACCTCCAAACTGGACATCAACGTCCAAGTCCCTATTGAGCTTAAGCTCTTTGTTAACCTCTTGGATAGCCCACTTGAGAAGTTTTGTGGCCTTGTCCCTATTACCTTTCTTAACGCACAGAACAATTTCGTCATGGAACTGTGCGGTTAGTTGTGGCCTCTTACTCCTAATCTTCTTCACCCACATATCGAAACAGTATGTGCCAGTACCTTGGTTGAGTGTGGAAAACCTATCCTTCTCATGTCGTAGCGTATACCACAGCTTAGAGACAGGATTGTACAACCACATCTGACCATTAACCACCTTAGTCTTACAACTCTGTGCAATGGCCTTCAAGGACCAGTTACGTTTCCAGTATGCTTTGTGAAGAGTTTCTGCTTCCTTCAACGACATTCCTGTATTACGAACGAGGCCAGCAGGAGTAACACCATAAGTACAGCTATAGTTAACTTGCTTCGCCGCATGGCGTATCGGCTGAAAGCTCTTATCTCCATTTTTGTATGCGTCCACTTGAACTTGAGTCATCATACCAGATGTGAGAGCGATGTCAAGGTGGGGATCAAACCCCTCTGTATTCATTTCCTTGACATACTCTGGGTCATACTCCCACATGTAATGCTGCTTGGTTCTATCTTCGAGTGAAGACATATCGCTGCCGCATAGTTCATATCCCTCTGGGGCAGTTAGACTTCCTCGAATGATCTTCCCGTATGGCTTATTCACTCCAGGCAGATTTACAACTGTCTTGTGCTTGAAACGCAAGGTGTTGGTTAGCCCCTGAATCTCAGCCTTCACCCAATCTCCCTCACGCTCTTTTAGAAAGCCAGATAGAATACCAATCCTATGGGATAGGACAGTGATTGAGCGGAGGTGTTCAAGTGCGGGAGCCTTAGGGATGAGTTTAACAACGCTGTCACAAAGCCTCTTTTCCCCATCCTCTTCAACTCGTACTTGCGGAATTTTAGATATGTCATTCGTATCCTTATCCCGCTTATACTTGAATGTCTTGGGAACCCAGCCAAGAGAGTAGAGCCAATCCTTGATTTGTACGCTACTGCCTGGGTTTGGATCTTCCAGAGCTACAACCTCTTTAACCTCCCCATTGTAGTTTGCAGGCAAACCATGCTTGCGGAGTAGATTGTTCCATTTGGCTCCAGCCACAGACGGGGTGCCATCTTTCTTGAAAGGCTTACTGGGCTTTTTCCTGACAGCAAACTTCTCAACCTTAGGCATACCTTCTGAGAGCTTTTGGTAAAGGGTGTCATGTTCCTTTGTAAGCTCATCCAAGTTCTTTTGGGCAAACTCAACATCCAACTTCCAACGGCTTCTCTCCTGTTCTCTTGCACAATCCAACTTGAACATCAGGTAGTCAATAAGTCTCCACACCCCCTCTTCATTTCCATAGAGCTTCAACAGGTAAGAGTGGCACTTCTTCCACAGAAGCCAGTTGATCTTTGTATCTTCCTCACAGCGATTGATGTATTCTTCTGGGGATAGGTTTTCCCAATCATCAATCTCTGGTTTAGGAACTCCAAAGTCCTCTCCCCAAGACTCCAACCCGTGACGAACACGTTCTGGAAACAAATACCAAGAGAGGGCCAAAGTGTCAACAAGCTTTGCCTCAACCTTGATGCCTAGGATACGCTCAACTGTGGGGACGTCAAAGCGTGCGATGTTATGTCCTATAAGAAGTTTTGCATTAGAGAAGAATTTTCCCATCCGTGCGTAGTCTGTAGTTGATTTTACAGACTTGCCGTCATTGACGGATACGCAGTGGATCTTAGTGCAGTAGAGTCCATCCCCTTCCAAGTCGAATACATAGGGCTTCATAATCTTCTCCCAGTTGGGCCACTAGCACCCCGCCACAGTCGGAGGCAGTGGCCCCCCTCTCACAGCTTAATGCTTTTCCCAGGCTTACCTTGAGCACTCACATCCCCTTTGAGTGGGGAGTGGTGTTCATAGTTTTCGACAATGAAGTCCTCATATTTGAAGTCATCAATGCTGCCAACATTTCGAGCAAATCGAATTGTGGGAAAGTCTTTCACCTCACGAGAGAGCTGTTGCACAACTTGGTCAACGTGGTTTTCGTAGATGTGAACATCCCCACCAAACCAAGTGAACTCTTTTGCCTTACACCCAATCAGGTGTGCAACCATATGAGTAAGCAACGAGTATTGTGCAATGTTAAAGGGCACCCCCAAGAACACATCACAACTACGTTGGAACATTGCCAAACTCAACTCATCACCAACACGGTAGAATTGAAGCAGGATGTGGCAAGGCTTGATGGACATAGCTTCCATGTGGTCGGGACGCCAAGCAGTAACCATGTGGCTTCGGGCTTCAGGTCGATCACGAAGGGTATTGATGGTGTTCTGAAGCTGGTCAATCTTCATTCCGTAGTGATCCTGCATACTGGGATCAACCCGCCAATTACGCCATTGATACCCATACAGGGGGCCAACTTCACCTTCTTCGTTTGCCCAAATGTCCCAAATCTTAACCCCATTGTCCTTCAGGAACTTGATGTTCGTGGAGCCAGAGATGAACCAAAGCATCTCCATAGCAGCCCCCTTAAACCAAGTGGACTTAGTTGTGAACAACGGCAGTTTATTATTACTCAGGTCAAACTTTAGCGTTTGTGCAAACAGCTCAAAACGGCCCTCTTCTCCTTCGGGCTTACGATAGAAGCCCTCTGTGAGAATTTTGTCACACATACCAAGGTAGGACTGTTCACCGTACATTACTTATACTCCCAAAGCCAAGCTGTTATTGCCAAGATTAGAACTGGACTTGCCGGAACTATTAGCCCCGTGGATAGCAACAATCCCGTCACGAAATCGCTGGATAGCTTTCTGGATTGCGTGCTTCTTCATCCCAAAGGAACTAAGCTCTTCGATTTCCTTAGGGGTTAGTTGATTTTTAAAATGCAGATTGAGCACTTCACGTTTTGCGGGGGAAGTCTCCCGCTCAATCTCTCGTTCTGCAAGACGCATAAGTTGGTCATTCATTGCTGAATGTTCAAGACCAACAATCTCATCCTCTGACATATTCTCAAGGTGTTCTGCCTCAACGACAACCCCACGATGAAGTTCTTGAACACGGATGTCACTAATTACATTGTTCAGGATGGACATAATCCAATTCCCGAAGGGCTTATCACCTCCCTCAAAAGTATCCCAATACTTAATGGCTCGTGTATAAGCCTCTTGAACTGCCTCTTCGGCTAGGTGGTGATTACCACTTAGACGATTACGAGCAATGCTTACGAACTTGTCGTAGCTATCCCGATAGTGTTCTTCAACAATCTTATTACGCATTGCCCACTTCCTTAAACAACGTTGTAGTTGGGTTCCAACTGATTGGGAAAATACCTGACACACCAAACTCTCTGTCTTCAAGCACTTTCAAATGCCTGACAGCTCTAATGTCTTCTGGTAGTTCAGGATCTTTATTCCCCTCAATCCCAATCATCATATTACATTTTCTCATCATCGCACGGGAGCCAGTGAACTGACTACTATATACATCACCCCCATACTCGTGTGGGCAATTGCCAAGACCAATGTACCTGTTGTCCCTATAAGCCTTCTGCCTAGCTTCCTTAGACATGCCGCCTTCAGGACTCTTCAAGTGACAGAAGATGAATACAACAACTTGGTGGTCTTTAGCAATGATGGATAGTTCTTCAGCAATCTGCTCAAGCTTAACGTTGGCATCACCTGGGGACATGCCTGTGGTGAGATTGGTGATTGGGTCAATCATAATCACCTTAGCCCCCCAGACAATAGCAGCTAGAATGTCATCTTTCAAGGACTCCCAACCAATATGTTGATATAGGTCCACCATAGACAGGTGGTTTTTCAAAACCTCTCCGGCTGCCTCGTATGCTTCTTCATCGAAGTCTACCTCTGGATCGTGGAACTTCTTTCCAACAATCTTACCTGCCATGAGCTTATAGGTTTTCTTGTTCTCTTCCTCTGGTTTAGCCATGAAAACCTTTGCGTCATGCTCTTTAATAAAATGAGCGCCGAGTGCGTTAACAATCTCACTCTTGCCCATCTTTCGTTGTGTTCAAGTAGGCTCGCAAGACCTACCCCGTCCCGCAGGACTGCTGCATGTTTCCATACAGACCAGACTATATCATCACCCTCAATAGAGGGGCCATGCGCTTCGAGAGCCTTTAGCTTGCTCCCTACTCCCTTGCGGGATAGTCGTTGCACTTTACTACCAGCGATACTGAGAAGATATATCTAAGTAATATCTTCGTGAGCGGATGTCATCGAATACATGCTTAGGGAGATTAAAAGCAGCCCTAATATCTTTCGATTTTAGTCCTCTCTCAATAGAAGCACAAATCATATGTACCTCTACATCTTTCAGTTTGCTGTTAGGGCGACGGACAAGCCTATGTCTAAATGCGTGCTTTCTATTCTGAGATTGAGTCACCCACTCAAGATTAGAGTAGTGATTGTTCAGTTTATTCCCATCTTTGTGGTTGACAACCAACCCACAAGTATTGTCGCTTATATATGTCAATGCGACAATACGATGCACAGTCATTCTACACAGCTTTCCCTCATTAGACATGGTTACTCTCTTATAACCAGCACTGGAGAGATCGGTTTTTAAGACCTTGCCCGTCAAGGTATTCATAACAACACCTTCTTCGGATACATGATAGTGCTCGTATCCGGCTACATTGACTGGTTTCATCACCTAGTCCCCTTTTAATAGTCTTAGCTCAGGATTACCCCTTAGGGCTTCCCCTGAGTTCACATGGTTTTTAAACAGCCTCACGGCTGAGTGGCGCTAAATCTACGCCCGCTCCTAGGTAGATGGTTTCTCCAAACCTAATGCCTCGGGTTTCCATGTTGATGTGATCCCAGGGCCAAGTTAGTTGCCCATACTGTGCAGGCTCTTTAGCTTTTTCGTGGATATCTTCAGCGAAGACAAGCCTGCTAGTTTTGGGCTTTGCAGATTTAAACAGGCTGTTGTACGCAGCCTTTGACTTACCCTGTAGCACACATTCTTTAGCGTCCTTACAGGGAAGGTTGATGTCCTTGGCCTCTGGGAACACTGTAATGACAGACTTTACAGCATCTCTTCCCGCTTCATCCATATCGAAGGATAGGAGGATTTCTTGAAAAGAGTCTTTAAGCCGTTTCAGGTTCTTTGTAAAGAACGCCTTGGCTTGTGAAGCCCCATGAGGTAGCGAGATGACGGATGTGTAGTCTTTGAAATCCTCATTCTTGACGTACATCTCAAGAATGCGATCCCAGATCATTGCATCGTCTTCGCCCTCTGTTACGATAAGCCGTCGTGATCCACGCTTAATAGCTTGGTCCCACCCAAAAGCATCAACGTCTTTAAGATCACCAATAGACCAAAAACGTTTTTGCTCAAGCAGCTTAACCTTATACCCACGAAGCTCCCCATCTTTATAATAGGGATAACACATCATAGAGGGGGTCTTACCATCCTGTTCGGACAGCCCCACCTTAACGTTAAATTTCTTTAGGGTTTCCCCTCGCAATCTACTAGCCACAACATCAATGGTTGGCAAACTGTCAATCTCAGCAATCTCAATATCTATCTCTTCCTGAGACTTCTTGTTTGGGCTTGGTAGGTCTTCCGCCATACGCTTCTCACCGTAGGGATGCCTGACATATGTGCTACAGCTAAAGCAATAGCCGTCAACCTCTCCGTCCTCATCCCTAGCAAAAACCTGAAGCCCTTTTCGTGTGCCGCATTCATGTGGTAGCTTTTCCAAACAAACACCCGACAAATAAACCTCCTCTTGCTAAGGTTGACAGGCCCCTATATACTAGATAAGGGCCTGCCTGTAGACAAACTACTTAAACTTTTTGAAAGCCTCTACGTATTCATCGAGGGTTGAACCCACCAAACCAGAGGCGGTGTTAACCTCAAGCACGTACGCCATACCTCGATGCTGATTCCAGATAACATCCACAGAACAGAAGTCCAATCCAGGGATGCTGTTATAGGCTTTCATAGCCTCTGCCTTGACCGCCTCGGGGATGGGCCTATCCTCATTACGGACAAACACAAACCCATTGGCGTGATTGCGAATTTTCCAGTTTACATCACCCCCAGCCATGTCCTTCGGCAGAGCCTTGCGTTGGATGGTTTTAACCTCACCAAACAAAATGTGAACTCGGTATTCATCCCGCTTGTTCACATACTTGGTGTAGAGGGGAGCATTCACAACATGCTCTGGCAGGGTTGCGAGTTGGATGCCAGCGCCCCCACTACCACGGAGGGCTTCTCGTGCAACAACCATAAACCCTTGGTCTGCCCACCCTCGGGCTTCCTCCAAACTCTCTGTGAAGTCGGGGATGCAAGTGTCGGAGTTTTCCTTAACGTGCTTGAAGAAAGACAGTTTGTTAGAGCACAGGTTCACAGCCTCAGGACTGTTCAGGATTTTACACTTAGCAACTTCAGCACTGACAGAGGCATTCCCCCAATTAACAACTGTCTTATCGGGGGACCCAACAAACTTAGAGTTTGTACGTCGAATACGTCGTACACCCAAACCCTCAGCAAGACTCTTTGCAGACGCAGACGCAGCGTTATACGGAAGGATAAATAGCATTACAAATCTCCCTCATCTTCAATGGGCATGATGTCAACAAGAGCAACACGGTGGTCAACCCAATCCCAGCGACGGTTTCGTCGTTCATTAAAATATCGGACTGGGTGCTTCTCTTTGTGTACGTCGAATATATCGTCAGGGGTTAGGGTAGCCAGTTCTTCGCAGTTAACCCCAAAAGCAATGTCTTGGGCGTTAAGAACACCGGGCCTAATCCTCCCCTCTAGGTTTTCAAGGTTTAGGAGTTGCGTAAGTTCTCCAAAAGTGTTTCGGAGAAACGCCTCACCTCCATCTTGAGAGAGGCTAAGCACAATATCCATAGGATTGTCATACTCTTGGCTGCGCTTAAACAGTTTGTCAATCAGCTTCACCCAAGCCAGGATGTCGATTAGGTTTTGCGGAGTGCGCAAAGCCCTAAACTCAACAGACCCATACTTAAAAAGGGAGGTGAGATTAAGGGCACTATACCGAATATCATCACTCCTCATATACAAAAAATTGTTGTGTTGGAAGGCTTTTTCCAAAGCCCACACAATATACTCTGCGTCCACACCACGGAGGCAGAACAAATTACCCTGACGGCCCTCCCCACAGAAGTCTGTGAGGGGACCCTCAAAACAGTAATAGAGGGTGATGAGGTTGATGAGTTGAGGAAGCGTAAGCTCTTGAACGTTAAGGTGGATGTGTACGCCAGCTCGGACAGAGCTATCAATTGTGGAGCCAACATTTTCCATGTTTTTCATCAAGACATCAAGAGCTTCCACTAGATCAGGCATATCCAACGGCTCTTTGAGGACATACTCAATTGACTCTTGCCCACGAAGAGATCCGTCATCCACAGCTTTCCAGTATTTCTTTGTATCTTTGGTGGGGTTGGTGTAGACAAAGGGAAGTTTAGAACCTTCCACCTCAATCTCAACCCCGAACTGCCCTTCTTTCTTGTTGAGGTTAAACAACTCACGGATTAGCATTGATACTCTCCAGCAAATGTTCGTTGATGTGTTGAAACCTATCGAAGAGTTGGGGAATACCATTAACAACATCCCCAATTGCCCCATGCCATTTGTAGAAAATGGCAACCTCTTCCTTTCCACCCACAAAACCAAGGCAGAAGTTTCTTGAGAATGGAACCAAGCCACCCTCATTATCCACAAGGTCGAGTGCATTGGAAAATCCAGTGAACCTCCCCATGATTGTGGCAACAAGAGAGTTTTCTGGGATGGACCTTGCGTCATTACCCCAAAGAGAGCGGTAGTTGTTCGGCCTAAGCCCCTGCCTCCAGTCCTGCCGCATAGGCTTCCTTGCCAGGAAAGCCACACGGTCCTTGCTTGCATTAGAGGCGAAGCCAAGCGGCACAGGGCTTAAGTCCATATCTTTAAATTTTACAGACTCATTCTTTTGGGCTACTAAATCCCTTCCGATGCATTCTCCATTTCTAACCTCCAAGACGTAGAAGGGAGAACCACATACCTTACGAACGATTGTCCCGCTGAGCCTAGAGTTTGCATACTGCCAGTCGTTATACATTTCCAAAGTCCATTTCAGAAAGGCATTCGTGGGTTTTGTAGAGCCTCTTGCTATACAAGAGATTCAACACGCGGTTGTGCTTGCCTGAGCGGCGTACACACTCACGATATTCCCGCACAAAACCACGTTTGAAATTATACACCCAATCAAGCTTTTTATCTTGAGCTTCCTCCACAAAAGTTTTGGTGAGCTTAACAAGCTGAGTGATGAGTTTGTCACTCTTAAGCCAAGCGTTAGACAGAACTCGATATTCCATTCCGTAGGGCTTGGGTCGGAATGCCCCAGGAGCGCCATACAAACTAGCTCGTTGCTCATCATCATCCCAAAGGGGGGACAGGGTGTTCAGAATAAGGTCGAGACCTCTGGTGAGTGTGACAGAGGATTGAAACACATCTTCTGTAGAAGCCCCGTCAGTCCAGCCAATGTGGATGTGACCGGCACCAGTGCGGAACATTCGTCCTCCATCATTGGGAGGATTGTTCATAGCTCCATCCCTCCATGCATCGAAGTCAGGGTCACAACCCAAAATCTTAGCTTCATTCGGAGTGTTAATCCAAACATTCTCTTCAAAGTGACAAGTGGGGATGTGATGGAGTTGCAAGTCACCAACCATTTCCTTGAGCTGGGACTCAACAGAGCGAATGTTGTCCAAGAACTCAATTTCATCACGGGCCGGGTTGATGTTAAACTCAAGGGCCATGCCATCAACTTGGACAGCCCCATCCTTAACCTTCCAAGGCTCTTCCTTCGTGCCAGGGATCAGCCCATGCGCACTGATAAACTTACCATCCGGCGTAGAAACAAACACCTCGGGGTCAGCACCAAACAAGAACTTCATTGTCTCTCTCCTACATAGCAATGCTGTTAGCTTTAACGCAGTCGGGGCACAGGAAAGTTTTAGGATATTCAACCCACTGAACTTCATTGTGCTTATCAAAATCCACTGATTGAGTGCTACACCAAGCGCAACCCTCAGCCATGAGCTTTTCCCACTGGTCCTTATTAACTTCCTCACCTCCAATAGAGATTGTCTCTTCTTCCACGCCGAAGTAAGACTCCCAATCCACTTCAGTAAGTGTGTTACTGGTGCCCTGGAATATGGTCTTTTCATCTATTGTATAGACGGAATTAATACCAACTGTGAACAATGCACCTGATTCAGTGAGGTCTTCCAACAGCTTTTCCATATCCCCCTTATGGTTGTTGATGAATAGTTTCACTGTCCTGCCCTTATTAAGAGAAGTCATCTCCACAGAGCAAAAAGTTTGTCCCTTAGTGATTTTACCATCTTCATAATAGATGGCGCAGACATTATCTTCGTCAAGGATTTCAGCAATGCGTGGATCTACACGGGGGGTGTTTCTAATCCAAGACTGTGGATAGCTGGTGTACGTGTGCTGTGTAATGACGATAGGCTTAGGCTTGATGGGCTCTTCGTTATAGTAGAGGTTCAACCCCTTTCCAAGCTTGTCAAGATGGATGTAATGCATGAGGTTTTCCTTAACTTCAAGTACATCCTGAATCTTCACGTTATTTTTTCGTGCAGCAATATCAATCATCCAACCCTCAGAGGCAAAGAATAGGGTTTTCCCATCCTTGGAGAACGCATAGGAGAGGGGTCGCTGACTGTTTCGGATGAGTCGAATGGTTTTATTCTTCTTGTCATAGAAGAACAATGCCCATGCACCAGAAAGCTCAGGAAGAACTTTCTTCAAGGGTTTGTCGTTGAGTCTATGGTAGAGGGCTTCACTATCCACTTCGAAGTTGGAGCCTCCCTCTTTCAACTCACGGAAAGAAGACTGTTCCAGTGTTCCGTTGTGAACACCAACAATGTTGGGGAAGTCAAACGGATGTGCATTCTCTTTGTTAATAGCCCCCTGCGTTGCAAGCCGATTATGCCCAATAAGGGCACACGTTGCACGATAGAAGTTGCCCTTGTCATCAAACAAGTGGGACTTCTTGAAGAAATCCCATGGCGTACCAAGCTCTTTGCTATACTCAGAGACGTAGGTGTGGGGGTTTACAGTGATTACTCCTGTGGAGTGCGGACCTCGGATTGTGTCTAGTTCAAGAAGTGTTTTGAACATACGCTTTTCATTGTGCGTAATGTGTCCGATGATTGCAACAATACCACACAAGGTTCTATCCTCCTAGAAAGCCCACTGATAAGCTTTGAAGCTTATGGGCACCAATATACATGAACAGGGTTAAGACGCATCAGGGAGCTTCCTAGAGCCTTCCAGGCATAAGGAAACGTCCAATCATGTCAAAGTAGATCTTACGGCAGTCTTCCACATTGGAAAACTCAGGATGAGGCTGGAAGCAAAGGTCACTAAGGGCCGGATAGAGGACGGCTTCAGTGTCCTGCCCCGCATCACTCAAGGCATACATAAGGACTGTGCCAGACTTTGCAGGAAGCATCATCTGGTGGTGGGTTGAGCTTACGATGACCGATTGTAGCTCATGCTGGTAGTTGAGGATTGCCTCATGCTTACCACTGTGACGCCCATCTTCGATATGCTGTAGCATCTTACCCCCGTTCATAACGTTCAGGAATTGACCACCACGGCAAATACCAGCACAAGGGGTGCCAATACGCTTGGCAACAGTCCAAGCTTCCATTTCATTCATATCCCGAAGGAGATTGCTCATAGTGTATGGATGGGGAAGCTCTCCATACAAGGGGGGAGATACATCCTCTCCCCCAGTGAACTGAACAAGATCGGCTTTGTTAATGTCATCGGTGAGAAACCAACCCTCAGACAAGAACATACGGCCATACTGGGTGGGGTAGTGATTGCTCTCGCCTACAATATAAACCTTCTTCATTTCACATCTCCAAGCTTTAGATCAATCCACTTGCTAAGTTTAATCTTTCCGTCGTCTACAAACATCAAGCCGTCATACAAGGCTTTCAAGTATGTCACCACTTGATCCTCAGTGTTGCACTCAACTTTTGGTGCATTCCTAAAGATGTCTTTAGGTTTGACAGTCTTTGAGTGTTGAGAGAGTCTATCTTGGGGTTGTACATAATTGTAATTAGCTTCCCAATGTTGATAATTGTCAACCCCCTTATAATCCCCAGTCTCAATCCAAGATTTTTTATCCACAGCATTGTTGCGGTTATTTTCAGCACCATCTCTCAACACTTGTTGTGTTTGGTAGTAAGAAATTGCGAAATGGCTGCCCTGTGCAGCGTATTGGTAATAGCCGGCTACAGCCTCCTGATAGTTTCCCATAAACCACCAAGCCAAATAGGGATTACACCCCCTTTTAACCAGCTTATACCAACTCTCACAACGTTCCTTGTGCTCAGATGCAAAACGTTGCCCAATGGCCGCAGCCCCCACGAGATTTCCGGGAGCACTAGGGTCAATCAGAATGCCAGACTCAACGGCTAGTTTAGCATCTTTGGTGATGAAGGCGTCCTTAATAAAGGACTCGTTCATAATCCAGTGGAGAAAGTGGATTTGAGCTTCTGTGTTTTCAGAAGAGCAAAACACGTTGAAGATGTAAACAACGTCCTCACGCTTCAATCCATCCGGCTGATACTCCTGCCAACTCAACCTATAGTGACAGACATTTTCTCCTACGTCAACGATCTTACCACTATTGGACACGTATCCAAACCACGAGACAGGAAACCCTTTTCCTGATTCAATCTTACTACGTCGTTTAGCTCTCATATATTCATATGCCATCCTTTCAAGACTTGCCTGTTTGTCCCCATCTAGCGGAACGGCTCCAGTGATTTTCTCAAGATCGCTCTTATGACGAACCTTCACTCTTGCTTTTTCACTAAAACCCCCGTTAGAAAGTTGACCCTTAAAGTCTACACGATTTCCCCTAAGACCTGTCTTGTAATCCCAAACGAAGACAGGGATATCTTCCGCGTCTTCCTTTTTGAAATACTTAGACGCCAGATCAAACGGAACATCAAACATGTCTATCTCCTACATAAGACTGATATTTCATATTTCGTACGAACTTCCTAGTTCAAGACGAAGTAGGAAGCGGTAGAGTTACCTTGTACATGATAGTTCTCCATACTGGAATGCCCAAAAAATTTTCTAGCAAAAATGGGCTAAAATCCCATCACATAACTAAAACGTGGACACATTTTGCGAAAAAAGTTTTCAACGAAAAAGTGTTGTTTTTCAACGACTTAGCGTCCATTTCATTTTTACGCAAGAAAAAAGTTTGTCCAAAATTTCTGAAATTCAGGTAAATACTACGTATTTTATGTTATATAAGAAATTACAAGAAGTTAATAATATATACTCAGCTAGTTGAAGACGGACGATGAACGAAGTGAAGAGTGCTGAGGTTATAGGTAAGTATATATATATATATATAGTTTATTAGAAATAAGAACCGGCTGTGCCTTTTGGCATTAGCCGGATTTTTGTTTTCTAACCTCAGACAAAGCTCCCTTAACCATAGAGGGGTAGTCATCCTTGCCCAACAACAATGTTCCACACTTGAGTTGGCCCTCATCCGTCAAGTGTTTATGTGGGTGTTTAATGGCATTCCAATTTTCAAGGAACCTAACACACAACCAATCAAACACCTCATCAGAGAGGATAGGATCGTCTTCATGGTAGTAGGCGTACGAAGCCATCAAATACCAAGCAACAATTGCGTTAGGACTCTTATCCAAAACCTCCAAACACATTCCATCAAACATACTGCCTCCTATAGATTGGAGGGTACGGCGGGACTCGAACCCGCAACCTAGAGCTTAGAAGGCTCTTGCTCTGTCCAATTGAGCTACGTACCCAACACCTCACTTACCAGGGTGACAAACTACATAAGCGAACTTCTCTTCCCAATCACCCATGCGTTCGATAGCTTGATAACACTTTTGTATTCGTATTTGATAACATCTCCACACATGCCGAGAAAAATTCCAGTGCAGATAGTTAAGACCCACATAACACCCTCCATTAAAGTTGGCGTTCCCTGTAGGACTCGAACCTACAACCTTCCCACTAGGATTTATCCAATTGAGCTAAGGGAACTATGTCTGTAAGGCTCTAGGAAGCTCACTGATAAGCCTTGGCCTATTTGTTGGATACTTCATACTCAATCCATCTAAAGGCCACCAGTGAGCTTCCTATGGCTTTTACCAGTCTTCCCCAATTTTAGGGGCTTTCATCTCTTGCAAAGACTTCTCTCCATACTTGCGGGGATTTTCACGGAGGCTGAAGCGTGTTCGAGTATTCACCATATCACCCTCCGTGGATTATGTAAGAGAGCATGGGCAAGCCGTATAAGAAAGAGACTAGCATCACGATAAGAAGCAAAGTCTCAACCACTGTAACGATAGTCTCTTTCATGTCACACCTCAACAGTATTAGAGCTTGAAGAGATTGTTAAAATCGGACGGGGACTCAACGCTTTTAATAACTTCCTCTTGAAGTTTGTTGATTTGAGCTTTGATATTGCTGTTTTCCGTCATGTTATTTGGTTTCTCCTGTGAGTTTGTATTTCTCAACCATTACCGCCCCCGCAGTGGTCTATTATACGTTCTCAAGTTGGTATCCCCAGCAATAAAGGAACTTCCCCCTACCACTACATCACCAGACACCTTGGCATTCCCTGTTACATCAGCACTGCCCCACACCAGGGCATTACCACTAACTTGGGCATTACCATAAACCTTACAACTTCCGCAGATCTCCGCATAGCCTGTAATCATAGCGTTGTCAAGCACACTGGCGCTATCAAACAGTATGGCATGACCGCCCACATGGGCGTTGTTAGAAACTGATGCAGAGTCTAGGAGCATGGCATATCCAGACACCACTGCCTCATCTTCTACAACAACATCCCCTGAAACCTCCGCATGGCCGCTCACTTGGGCATTACCACCAACTTGAGCATCTTCACATACAATCGCTTCATCATAGATAAAGCAATCCCCGTCATTAGTTAGGTTGCTCCTATCCTCAATCCATCCGCCCACTAGGCCGTCGCTGACTCTACGAATGCGTTTTACAGTTGTTCCAAGATGTTCCTTGGTTTCACCTGTGAACTCGTATTTCTTAGACATATGAAGTGTCCCCTAGGTTAAACCCTACCGAAACCACTTGTTCCAGTAGAAGCGCACAAGGTTGTAGTGGTGGAGGGGATCAAGCAACCCTTGGTTAGCCACATTAAACCCATCTTTAATTATGGATCGAACCAGCCCCTTCATGTAAGACAGGGCCGCCCCCCTATTTGTGAAGATTCTATCCTCAATATGGTTGAGTACTCCAGAACCCCCCACAATGTAGGTTCCCTTCTCCACCCCCGCACAAAGGGATATGTAACCTTTGGCACACCCCCACTTCAGAGGAACTGTCATAACAACAATCCCGCTTTCAATGAAATGCCTCGTGCCCTCAATCTTGTATGCGTACATTACTGCCTCGAAGTCCGCCGTCAAAACAATAGGGGAGAAGGGGAAGATTTTCCATTATCATTCCCCTACATGAAAATTAAGATTGTTGATGTGAAAGGAACGGCTAGGGGTGTACCCCTCTTTAAGATATTTTCGGATGAGTCCTTTCATCTTAGAGATTGCATGACCACGGTTGAAATAATCGAAGCTCTCTACAACAAACCCCTCCCAATCGCCCACTTCAACAGTGTAGTAGTCCCTGGTGTTATTGGGGGGCATTATTCGGATGGAGGCACGAATTATGCCATTGTCCAGGAATAAAAAACGGGAAGTCTCCCTAACACTACCAGACGCACTGGTATAACGATAGTTCTCGATGAAGTAGGGCGTACCCTCAACCATGTGGTATTTACGCATCGAACTTTCCCTCACAAGCTTGCGGACAAGTCCCTTAGCTTTAGAGATAGCTTGTCCCCTGTTCTTATACCAATATTCTTTGGTGATGGGTACACACTCTCCGTTGTCCCAAATATAAACGACATAATTACCCATATGATCCCCAAGAAGGTTGACTGTAAAGTCTCCAACATCGCAATATAGGGTTTTGTAGGCTTCATAAAAGGGCTTGAGTTTGTAAGAAGTCCCTTCGACGTTGTAGGTTTTCATTACACATCTCCAGTGAGGTTTAAACGAAGGGAGAGAGTAGTTCCCTCCCCTCTATTAAAACTCACGCGGCCTTGCCAATATCCTGTTCCAAAGACTTGAGCAAGAACTCGGCAGGAATCTCTTCCATCGCGTCAAAGGCAACCTGCAAGATCTCTTCGGGGGAAAGCCCCTCGGCTTGGTCCTTCAACGCCTTCTCAACGAGGGTCTTAATCTTCTTAGCATAGTCCTTGGGCTTGGCTTGAATATCCTCGTTATTATCCGCGTCCCACTTCCAAATATCATTGGCTTCATCGGAAAGGAACTCGTCCACAAGGGCGGAACACTCTTCGATGCGCTTCTTTTGCTTCACCTTCCCCTTGAACTTCTTCTCCTTGTCATCCCACGCATAGGGAAGGAAGTGGTTGAAGAACAGTACGGCCACTTGTTGATTACGTCGAGTCAGGACATTGAGAAGACGGTTCACGGCCCCAATATCACCGCTATCATCGACAACAAGATAGGTGAGAAGTTCCCGAGAAACCAAGCCAAGCTCGCGCTTAGTAACCTTTTCAGCCGTGCCAATCTTATTAATGCGGGCATTGATTTGAACTTGAAGGCTCATGATCGTCTTCCTTGTGCTATGTGTTACTTGCTGCGAAGGTTCTTAACGAACCTTGACACATCTTCAGGGGATTTACCGTTGGTGTCAAGCACCTTTTTGCCATTCACCAGTACGTCATTGTGTTCGGCACCCATACGGATCGTGATTTTCATTTTCTAACCTTTTTTGTTGTCGCCCGATCACATTATGTGAAGGACGCCTGTAGATTACAGGGGAAAACAAACTGTCTAGCTTGCTTTCCGCTACAACCTACTCGGGGCAGACTGCGATCTATTAGATCATTGGTCTTGGCTATGGCAAAGCCCTACTAACGGAACCGCCTGCCCTTGAAGGTAATGCTAGGCACTGCAAGCTTACGCTTGGGGCTTCGCATTGGCGCAGTGTCGCTACGTCGGCTTGATGGTTCCCACCTACCGCAAACGGCACAACATACGCCTATTCCACCCCCACCGGGGCAGCATTGATGCAACTCAAGGCTTGCATTCTCCTACAGACTATTAACCCCTAGCCTGTCCGGTGGGCAGTTTTATTAGGGCAACCCTGTAAGCCCTAGCATGTACAACGGAAGGTGCATCGTCACCTTTACAAGCTCACACTACTGTACACCCGCTATTGTGCACTATGCTTGCCGTTTCCAGACGTGCCCTAAGCTACGAGCTATTCTCTGTTCCGCTACAATGCAGTCCATAGCACTACACCTTTACGTAACATACCTTCACTCTTGCACCTAGGCCACCTCAACGCATAACCTTTCGAGTTATGCTAGACGCCGCGCTATTCGTGTAAGCCTGTTAACAATGGTCCATCATCGTTCCTTTGTCAAGTGGCTTCTTTCGCCCCGTGGGGGAAGTCTATTCGGAGTATTGGGCGAGACATTTATAGCCTATCAACCCTACCCAACCACTTATGGGAACAACGATGAATAAGAGCGATGGTTAGCTGTCCGCCAACCGTGTAGCTAACTTAGCAAGTCCATCTTGCCTTGTCAACCCCCCTCTTTTCTTGCCCGGAGGCTCGGAGAGGAAACCGAGGGGAAGGCTGGCTGCCTCCCTTGCCAACC